AAAATCCATATTGTCAGAAAGAGAGTCTGAATTATCTGCTCCTATTATGTCAGATCTGGATTATATTCCAACCATATATAAATGGTTTTGTGAAATACAGGACTTTAGGGATTGTCCGGGAAATAAGGATAGCGTTCATATCAGAAAGAAGTTTATATTTATTATTCTTTTCCTTTATGCTCCCAGTGTCTTGGCCGGTGGGAGAATGCCCAAAGGACTTCGGGATAAGATTGCCGAGTCGGTAAATATCAGCGATAAAACATTTATTTCCCACAATATCGAAACTGTGGTTGTTCTCTACAATAATTATAAGGACTTTCGGAAGGATATAGAGTATATTTACACTGGAATTGTATCTCGGTTGAAAGACAATGGTATAATAAGCAAGGTATGATAAAAAGAGAAAATATAGCAATATCTAAAGTGTATCCCAATGATGGTCAAATAGAGGGATTGCCAAAGAACCCCAGGCTTATCAAAGGAGAAAGATTTCGTAAGCTTTGTAAATCAATAAAAGAGCTTCCCGAAATGACAGAGGCAAGGGATATTCTTGTTTACCCGCATAATAATGGATATATTGTAATTGGCGGCAACATGCGTTTACACGCTTATAGGCATTTAGGCTGGAAAGAGGTGCCATGCTGTATTTTACCGGAAAATATGCCGATAGAGAAGCTTCGTCAGATGCTTATTCAAGATAATAATCCATTCGGAGAGACTGACTGGGATATGATTGCCAATGACTGGGATAGCAAGGAGCTCAATGATTGGGGTTTTGAGGTCTGGAAGGAAGCAGAACAGAAGCCAAAGAGTAGCAAATCGGAGGCTCAGTCAGAAGAAGAAAGTGAAGAGGATATAGAGAAGGTTGATTTTTACGATATGATGCTTGGCGACCGCATATATGACAGCAACAATGAGTTTGACATACCGAACCTGCTCATCGACCATCAGCCAACAAGCGGATTGCTTCTTCCGTTTGCCGGGTGGGGAGCGGACACAAGAGCGAAGAAAGGCATATCGACCTATCATTTCTACGTGGAAGATTACCGTTTCACCAACATTTGGAATAATCCCGTTTCGGTATTGGATAGTGGTTGTACCGAATTGGTAGAGCCTAACCTTTCTTTGTTCGATACTACCCCTATCGCCTATGGTTTGCAGCTTATCTACATGAAGCGTTGGATAGCTCGCTTTTGGCAAGAGTGTGGTGCAAAGGTGTATGCTGATCTCAATGTGGCGCAAAAGTTCTATAAGTACAACCGTTTTGGCATTCCTGACGGTTACAACGCTTTTGCCACACGTGGCTATGCTGATAGGCAGGAATATTTGAAGATGGAAATACAAATCGCCCGTGAAATATCAGGAAAGGATAACCCCAACATGATTGTTTACGGCGGTGGTGAGCAAATAAAAGAACTGTGTACACAGAACAATGTGCTTTATGTGGAGCAGTTCATGGCTAACAGAGTGAAGAAAATCAAGAAAGGAGGTAAGAATGGCTAAAACAAGTGGAGGAGTAAGAAGTGGCAGTTCCTCACGAAGTAGTGGAGGAAATTATCAAGCGTCTGTGGCAGTACAAAACCGACAAGGGGATACAAGGTGGTTGCAAAAGAGCTTCCGTACACAATCGCAAGCGGAAAAATGGATTGATAAGGTGGCTTCTCGTTTTGACAGTCCGGCAAAATCGGGCTTTGCGACAACGGCAGCCATTGACAAGGACACAAAACGCGGCACTCAATATGATATCTATAACCGTGATTTGACTCGTGAATTTGAAAGGAAAGACGCACGGGAGTTTAGAGCTGGACGTGGTGGATATGTGGGGGTGACTCCGCAAAAAAAGAGGAGAAAACGATAATGGCTAAGACTTCGGGAGAAATAAGGGGCGGTGGTGGTAAAAACAGAAGTAAACAAGAAAGAGCGATTGCCATAGCAGAAGAAACTATAAGGCGAAATAAATATGAAACGGCTGTTGCATACGATAGTAAAGGAAATTTATTGCTGAACAAAAAAGGTGGTTCCCGTTCTGTTAGATTTACCAATAGTGAAATTGCAAAAGCAATAATAAGTATTTGAATAATTAAAATCAACCGTTAAACAAGCGTTTTGGCAGGAGAATACGAACATATTAAAGGCAAAGGCAACCGCTTTTCGAGTACCAACCAGCCCGCAAACCGTGGCAGGAAGCCCAAACTATACACCATTGCCAAGAAAGCCTACAACGTGTCGCGTGAGGAATGGAACGAGGTCAAGTTGTACCTTCTTCAGTGCACGCCGTCGGAAATAGATAAAATCATAGACAAGAAAGACACTCCTATGTGGGTGCTTATCCTTGCAAGAGGGTTGAAACGGAACGCGGCAAAGGGTATAACTGACGTATTGGATGGCATGGAAGATAGGCTGTTTGGACGTGCGCCTATTGCACAGGATGAAGACAGCACCTTGTATTCCGAAAACGGTATCGACATAGATAAATGGATGGAGGAAAACGAAAGTGAAGATTGAACCGCAAAAGATATATGCACCTTTGTACCGCAACAAGGACAAATTTATTATCCTTGTGACCGGAGGGCGTGGCAGTGGAAAGAGCTTCAATGTTTCCACCTTCATTGAAAGACTTCTTTTTGAGGTTCGCCATCCTTCACCTGCAAAAAGGATTGTACACCAAATCCTATATACACGCTATACGATGGTTTCCGCTCATATATCCGTTATTCCCGAATTTATGGAAAAGGTGGAATTGGACGGACATTCCAAGTTTTTCAAGAGTACAAAAACTGATGTAAAGAACTTGCGAAGCGGTGGATGCGTAATGTTCCGTGGAATCAAGACTTCTTCGGGAATACAAACAGCCAAATTAAAATCCATACACGGTATTACTACATTTGTGGTTGATGAAGCAGAGGAGTGGGTTTCAGAAAAAGAGTTTGAAACAATCATGCTTTCAATCCGTCAATTAGGAATACAGAACCGTATCATTATAGTGATGAACCCTACGGATAACAATCACTGGGTTTATAAGCGGTTTATCGAGAAAACTCATAAGCTGGTAGAGATTGACGGTGTACAGGTTCAAATCTCCACTCACCCGAATGTACTTCATATTCACACTACCTATTTTGATAATTTGGAAAATCTTTCACCGGAGTTTCTGAAAGAGGTTGAGGATATGAAAGTAAATGATCCAGATAAATATGCTCACGTGGTTATCGGCCGGTGGGCTGACGTGGCGGAAGGTGCTGTGTTCAAGAAGTGGGGCATTGTTGATGAGTTTCCGATTTGGTGCAAAAAGGTTGCTTTTGGGCAAGATTTCGGGTATACTCATGACCCGTCCGCCTCTATTCGCTGCGGAATTATTGATAATGCTTTGTACTTGGATGAAATAGATTACCGTACCGGGCTTCTTTCCTCTGATATCATTAAAACGCTTCGTCCATGGGGATTGAAGGTTATAGCCGATAGTGCTGATCCACGGTTGATTCAAGAGATACACAATGGAGGGATAAAAATATATCCTGTCGAAAAGGGTTCGGGTTCTATTAACGCAGGTATAGACAAAATGAAGACCATGGAGATTTTTGTAACTAAACGTTCATACAATCTTCAAAAAGAACTACGGAAATATGTGTGGGCTAAAGATAAGGATGGGAACTATATAAATGAACCGGAAGATCATGATAACCATGCCATCGATGCAGCTCGTTATTATGTATTGGGTGAGCTTCTTGGTAAAATTCAGAAACCCAAGGATTATTCGGGGATTTTTGGACGTTAAAAATATATCAATATGACATTAGAAGAGATTTTATCATTAGAAGATGTAGATCAGAAGATCGAATATTTGAAGAAAGGACGTAAAACGGAGGAACCCAATACCGGTGAAAACTGGAAGGATTGGAACGCTGATTTGCATGAAATCATTGTGGATAAAGAAAAATACCCGGACATCGAAGTTGTTGAAGAGAAGGAAAGGGAAGAATGGAATGATAGTACCGGTAAAAGCACTACTATCCCAGCTAAAAAACGTACAGAACCGTGTAACCGTATATCTATTCCGTTGGAGCAAGATATAACCAATATTCAAACAGCGTTTACAGTAGGGGTTGAGCCTAAGATGGATTGCGTTCCGTCAAATGAGGATGAAAATGGGTTATTTTATGCTATTCAACAAGTATTGAAGAAGAATAAAATAAAATACCAGAATAAACGTATCGTTCGTTCTTGGCTTTCTGAACAGGAATGTGCCGAATACTGGTATGCAGTCAAAGATGATTCGTTCTGGACTAAATTCTGGAATAAAATACAGAGGGCTTTCGGAGGAAGTGTAAGACCGCAAAATAAGCTCCGCAGCGTAATATGGTCTCCGTTCAGGGGAGATAAACTTTACCCTTTCTTTGATGATGCCGGAGATTTGGTTGCTTTCTCACGTGAATATAAAAAGAAAGATCTGGACGATGTAGAAATAGTATGCTTTCAAACTGTTACTGCTACCCATGTTTACCAGTGGGAAAATACGAATGGGTGGGAAGCGGTAGAAGAGAAGTCTTTCAGGCACGGGTTCAAAAAGCTACCTGTTTTATATGGTTATCGTCCGGAGACTTATTGCCATAAGATAAAGACCATACGGGTACGCATTGAGAAGATATTATCAAGTTATGCCGATTGTATAGACTATCACTTCTTCCCGTATTTAATGCTCTTTGGGGATGTGTCAGGCTTTACAGGAAAGAAACGAAACAGGATCATACAATTGACCGGAGATAAGGCGAACGCTCAATATCTGACCTGGAATCAGGTTCCTGATACGGTTAAATTGGAACTTGAAGGGCTTACTAACAGGGCGTACGATCTGACGAATACTCCACGTATATCACCGCAAGAGTTGAAAGGTCTTGGAAATGCCATTTCAGGGAAAGCGTTCAGGTATATTTTTATGGGTGCGCACATGGCGGTATCTAATCATGCGGAAGTAATTGGAGAGTTCTTTCAACGGAGGGTAAACTTTTTGGTATCAGCTTTGGCGGATATTAACCCATCCGAATTTGACAAGGCGTCCCAGACTATTGATATTGACGTGGATTTGGCTCCGTATATGATTGATGATATTGATGAACGAGTAGCAACGGCAGTTAGTGCAATAGAAGGTAAAGTATGGTCCCGGAGAGAGGGAATTTTGTTTGCCGGTAATGCCGAAAGGGTGGATGAAGTCCTGAAAGAGATTGAGGAGGAAGAAAAGAGTGAGGTTTCTATATCTTCTGAATCAGTCAAAAAGAACAGAAATGAGAGTGTGTAGTCAGAAAAAATACGGGGGTTATACAAAAAGTGTAGGAAATATAGAATAAAATAGTGAGTTGCTATAAGTTTACTAGTGCATAAGTCGGTTTTAGTCCCAAAAGACAAATAAACCACAATTCGCTTATTGTGGTTTTCCAGAAGTGAAAATTTTAGGCTTATAATTGGATATGAAATAAATTTGTGCATAGAAAATAATACGGCTATCCTCACGGCTGAAAGATATAACGCCATCGGTGAGAAGTGAGGAACTTGCCTTTGGCGCTTTTTTATATGCCAGGCGTGGCAGGTTCAGCAGGTCGGTAAGGCGTGAAGAGGTTCGAATCCTCGCTTGCTACAAAGTCGGACAAATTAAAATCCCCAAAAGCGGAAGTGTCCGAGCCGCTAATGGGGATAGTATTAACTATTTAATAATGCAAATCTATGAAAAAGAAAGCAGAAATTAAAAAGTATGATGCTAATATTTTAGAAAATATTGGTAGAGATGGAGATTTATTATCTTTAACTGATCTTTGGAAAATTGCAGGTAGTCCACAAGGTAAAGAACCTGCTCAATGGTTAAGACAAGAAGTAACTCAACAGTTGATTGAAACTGTAAGCGGTATTTTAAATGTGTGTCAGAACCATATTATAAAGTCAAAGCGCGGGAAATCAGGAGGTTCGTATGCGCACAGACAAATATCACTTGCTTATGCTAAGTATTTAGACCCTGCACTCCACGTATTGGTCAATGAAGTTTTCTTTCAGCATATCGAAGAAGAAAAGAATCCAGACCTAATAGGCCAACGATACATAAAAGCGTATGAAAAGAGAGGAAAGTCTGCTGATTGGACTGCTGAACGCCTAAAATCTATCGGAACCAGGAATATGTTCACAAGAACATTGGCGGCTCATGGCGTATCCGGGGATGGATTTCGTAATTGTACCAATGCCATATATGAACCTCTTTATGGAGGAACTACTAATGTGATCCGGGCAAAGAAAGGGCTTTCTAAAAATCAAAGCATACGTGATAACATGAGTAAGGTTGAGCTTGCAGCAGTCGGTCTAATTGAAGCTCTCGCTTCTGACGAAATAGAAAGAAAAGATATTCAGGGAAATGCGGATTGTGAGATAACTAGCAGAAGATCTTCACGTACTGTCGCAAATGCACTGATTGAACACAAAAAGTATATTATTTGATTTGTCCGGAAATAAAGAAAGGGCAGTCCTAAGCTACCCTTTCCCGCTGATTGGCGTCAACTAATGTGCCGGAACCGAAGCCCCTGACTTACCCTTTATTTATAAACTCTTGTAACACCCTGTTTGTCTCGACTGCGAGTGCGGACATTAGAAAGCCGTCTTTGCACATCTCACGTACTTGCCCGAATATCCGCTTTAAATTGGCTTCCATACTTTCTTTGGGGTTGTATATCACTTCTTCCTTTCCGTAAGGTATTAACCCTCCGTATGTGCTTCCGTGCTTCTTCCTCCCGTTCGTTAAGTTTTCCTGTAGTGACCGGTTGAACTCCTTGATTTGCTTTTTGACGATGCGTTCTGCGTACTTGGTGCAACGCTCGGATCGGAGCTTCTCTTCCATTTCGTTGAAGGCGTTGATGTAGGCTTCCTTGAACTGGGCGGCTACCTTTCCGGTGAAACCCATGGCGAGGAAGGTGAAGCCGTCACGGGTCATGTAGTACATGGGGTAGACCTTGCTTACATTACCATTTTTCTTTGTGTAGTCAGATAAGCCAAAATTGGCTTGTCTGAAATTTATGCTACATTCTAACTGATTTATAGCCCTTAAGACTTTACCATGTTCTTTGTGGAAGTAATCCGCAACCACCAAAGAAGAGGTCACGGCTTGACCGTTTTTCGCTTCTACCAAATCAATCCTATCGGTAGACCATAATTCCAAACTTCTTGTTTCCATAATGATTTTATTTATTATTTAATGTGTTGATACTATCGTGTCGCTCTTGCTTAGCACATGAAAAACTTGTCGTTATCATCACCGAACATCTTATATCCGGCAAACAGGCTTAAAATGATGATTGTTATTTCTATCATAATCGTATATTTAATGGTTAATCTCCTACGTAATGTGCGCCCATGTAACCTCTGCTACTAGGATTATAGATTTCCCCCGAGAAGTTATATCTTACCACCTCTGCCGGTCTACTGTTTTTAAGAGAATCTAGTCTCTTTTCCTCTTCAGCTTTGCGTTTTGCGTCCGCTTCCTGTCTGGCTACGTCCAATTTGGCAAGTCTCCAAGTTGATTTTAGGACCTCGCCGAAGGTTTTACCTTGCTTCTTACCTACATACTTGTAGGTTCTATGTGCGGTGCGCATTATTTCTGATAAGTTGTAGCGTTTCATATATATATAATTCTATTATTTCACGTATGTGTTATTAATCACGATGCAAATATAACACATGTGTGAATATTAAGCAAGAAAAAGAAAGATTATTTTTCATGTATATGTGAATTTTATCGTATTTCTTTCCACATATACATTAAATTATATATATTTGCCTCAAAATTTAAATATAACGTTTATGTTAAGAGTAAAAGAAATAGCAAAAGAAAAAGGATTGACTATGGCAGACGTAGCTAAAAGAATGAATATGTCTCAATCAGGATTATCTATGGCATTAAATCGAAACTTGACATTGGATGTGTTGAGTAGAATAGCTGATGCATTAGAAGTAGAGATACCAGACTTATTTGAACGTAAAAAAGAGGAAGAAAACACTATAATCTGCCCAAAATGCGGTTCTAAGTTTAAATTAATCGAGTAAAATTTGCTTTTTTGTGTGTTTGTATGTTATTTTGTTGCATTGTATAACTAAAACACACAAAGTTATGGAAGGAATTGCACTATTTGTATCTATTGTAATCATCGTGTTCGGTGTATTGCAAATTATTCTATTTTTCAAGTTATGGGGAATGACTAATGATGTGAAGAAGATAAAATCATCTTTTCCTATGTCAATAGCTGGGGTATCTCCAGCGAAAATCGAATTTGCCATAGGGAATAAAGAGAAGGCAAAAGAAATGGTAAAAAGGGAGTTCATTTCAGATGTGTATAAAATATACAAAGAAGCGTATGAATACGCCCAAGATCAACATAAGATAAAATTTTATAATCAAGATTATCTAAAGCTGTCCTTAGAATACGAGAATAGGTTTAGCAATTCTAAAGAATATATAGACTTTACCATGTTTGATACATTTGACAAAGCTAACGATTTCTTTAAATAGTTATTTACTTCGCTAAATGGCGGGCTTTTTATTTTCCAAAAGTTAAATATCTCATATTGCATTGAAATATCTTCCTAAAAGCTTGTTTAATTACCAAATGGTTATTATCTTTGTGGTGTCATAAGAATCGCGATCTTTATATGACTGATGAAGAAGAGCTAAAGGCTCGGATTGAAGCTGCGGAGCAAGACCTAAGCTTCTTTTCCCTCCATTGGGATGCAATAAGGGAAACTGATTGGATTTCAGAGGAGGAGCTTGAAGAAGGAATCAATGATGCGCTAGACGATTTGATTGATGCCAAAAACAAGCTGAAAGAAAAAGGTAGTCCCCCATAAGGGGCTACCATTTTCTCTTTAATTTATAAAAAATAATGCGTATGAATGCAAAGGAAGAACTTAAAAAGTGGAAAGATGATTTTGCAAAGGCTAAGACCGAACAAGCAAAATTGGAGCACAAGAAGCGTTTTAATGCGTATGTAAACTCTTTGTCACCTTCCGATAAAAAGGAGTTCTTGAATGAGTTTAAAAAAGGTGCAGAACAGGCTATAGATGAAGCAAAAAAACTGGCTAAAATTGCAAAAAGAAAAGAAAAACTAGATAAAGTTTTGGATTTTGCTTCAATGTCTTATATAGCAGAACATTATTTTGGTAAGTCTCGCCAATGGTTATATCAGCGGATAAACGGGAATCTGATAAATGGCAAGCCTGCTGATTTTACCCAAGAAGAACTTAAAACCTTATCATTTGCGTTATCTGAACTTGGGGATGTTATGAAGGATACTTCTTTGTGTATAATGAGATGATCGTGTACGAACTGGATTTCTCGGAGTCAACATTGTAACTCATTCCCGCCCCTCTTGCGAAGGGCGGTTTTTGTTTCTAAAAAGTTAAAACCGTTAAAAACCAATAACAGATATAGTTAATTGTTCAATCAATCAATCAATCTTGATTTGTATTATTTATATTTGCGACATCAAAGCAATGTATCTTTGATACGTTACGAACAAAGATAGCAGTAGTACTGTTATTTTATAAAAAACAAAGGAGAATTGAATATGAAACCCTCATCTTACACACAAGAGGTATTTGTTATAGAAAATCCCTCAAAAGCACTATTGGACTTTGTAAATAAGTTGAGAGATAGAAAAATGTCTCAACAGGAGAAATTACGCAATAAAAAGAACTGTACCATTAAAATCAACGTATAATCTTCCCTGAATGGATATTTCCGTTTCTATCAATTCTAAATCAGAAGATGAGTATCGGATAATATTATCTCCATTTAATTTGGATATAATCCCGTGTGAGGTGCGGGAAATATTTGGAGATAGTATTGAAATTGCAGATGTCACACTTGAGAGAGTAAAAGGTGATAATCCCACTGATATTGGAGTACTTCTAAAAATATCAAATGTTATAGGTGAAATTTTCAATGATAATGAGAACTTGATATTATATTTCTACTGTGATGACATACACGACATTTTAAGAAGGGATAAAGGAGTAACTCCACAAAAATTCAGAAGCAATTTGTTCTCAAGAATGTTTGATAAATATATGTTGTCAAATGGAATTACCGATATAATAAACACACCTATTGAGATTAAGGCAGACAGACATATTTATATCCATTTGATATCAAGAAGTATTCATTTAGAATATGTAAAAGCCATAAAAGATGTCATAATGGATATGGAATCAAAATAGAAGCGGACTAACCTCCGCTTTTCTTTTGCCGTTTTATCTTATAAAATACCCCTTTCTGGCCTAAAAATCCAATGTATAACAACTAATTTCCCACAATTGCTCAATTGTGGTTTATCCCTCATATAATAATTTTATAGCTTTCTTCTTTGAGTGTAACTTTATGCTGTTGAAAATCAAAACTAATTCATACAGTATGAAAGGAAAAATCTTAGTAGCGCTAAAAACGAAGTATAAAACCTTTGGGTTTGGTGATAAAGCGTTTGACGGGGTGGCTGACTACTTGTCTAAAACCGTAACTGAAGAAAGTCAAATAGAAACTGCTATTAGTGGGGTCGAAGGACTTCTGAAGGCTTTTCAAGGAGACATTGATACTGTTAGAAACGAAAAATCGGGTCTACAAAAACAATTGGACGAATTGAAAAATAAAATCGAGAATCCCAATCCTAACCCAAAACCGAAGCCGGAAGAAGAGAAAGATGATATAGCGACCATCATTGCGAACGCAGTTAATGCAGCCGTTAAACCTCTTTCTGATAAGCTTACTCAATTTGAAACAGAGAAGGCACAAGCCACTCGTCAAGAGCAAATCATAGATAAAGCGAAGGAGTATGGTATTCCCGAAAACCTTGTTCCTATGTTGAATATTCCCGAAGATGTAAACTTGGATAACTATTTCAAGGATGCAAAGCAGACGTTTGCCAACGCAGGATTTCAAGATGTGAGAACTCCCGAATCGGGAAGCAATGAGCAAAACAATTCAAATGACATTGCCGCCCTGATAAACAAGGGAACTGAAGAAATTAAAAACTCTAAACAGGATTAATTATGCCAGCAGGTTTTAAGTATGATTTAAATCCGATTGAGAGACAAATGCCGGAAATGTGCCGTTTTGAAACGGTTTATAGATATTCCGGTGGTTTCAATCTGGATATTTCGAATTTGACAGGGGTTGCGCAGATCCCGCCTCTTACCCCTTTGGTTCTTGATTTTGTGAAACGAACGGCAAAAGCTGTTTTGAACGTTGAAGTAGCCGAGAAGATCACTGCCGGTTCTACTTCGTTGAAGATCAAGAAAAATTCTCTTGCGTACGTCGGTATGCATATTGGTAATGGTACAAATGGTGGTACAATTGAAGCTATCGACAAAAGTAATGCGGAATATGATACCGTTACTCTGGCCGCTTCGCCAACGCTTGCCGCAAAAAAGGATGCGGTATTGTTTGAAGCTACTGCCGCAGCCGGTGAAACGGCAAAAGCAACAGCAACAGCTTTAAATTATGCATGGACTAAAGTAGAAGCGGGTGCAACTGTTACCGCTATAGGCCAAGCGTACGAGATCAGACCGACAAGACTCATTGTTCCTATCTCCGATAAGGATAAGGAGACTTTGGGTGACAGATTCATGTTCACTTATTAAAGAAAGGAGGAACTATGTATTTGACTATTCAAACATTACTGAATGATCCGGGAGTGGTGAAAGCGGTTATCGACCGTGTGCAGGCTCTAAGACTGGATCAAATCTTTTGGAAAAAGCACCTCGATTTTGAGGAAACGAAATCCCGTGTGTTCAAAACATATTTGGGAACAGTAACGGGTGTTGTTGCCGGTTCTGTAATTGACCGTAACTCTAACAAGCCGTTAAGAGAGCGTAAATCTTTGGGTTCTGGATATGGCGAAGTTGCCTATATGGGGGATAGATACCAGATGGACAACGATAGACTCGATATGCTTCAAGAACTAATCAATAAGTTCAATCAGGCGAAGACACCAGATCAACGGGCTGCACTGGACGATATTATCAACTATATTGTAGATGATATGCGTCAGGTATTGCTTGCTCCACACAAACGTATGGATATTGTGGACGGTGATCTTCGTTCTGATGGTAAAGCATCGGTAAAGGTAGACGATAATCCGCAAGGAATTGAATTGCTTGAAATGGAACTTCCGGTTCATCGTATCACTCCGCAAGTTTCAGACAAACTGAATTTTGTTCGTTATCTTATGGAGAAAACCGTTGAATTACGTACTAATTTCGGCATGTTCGTTTCTATGGAAATGTCCCGAAAGACTTTTATCAAAAGCATTATTGGATCAAAGGACTTCGGAGAATTCTACAAACAAAGCTTTGATTCTAAAGAAGTCCAACTGTCTGCCGGGCTTATGTCTAGTGAGATGGCGACCACTATCTTTAGAGGATTGGGCTTGCCGCCTATCGTAATCAACGAAGATTTGGTAGAATTGTCAGACGGCACTTTCAAACAGGTATTTAAAGACAACCGTATTTCTTTGTTTACCACTCCTAAACAGGGAAAGATGCGCTGGCATACTCCGTATGAAATTACCGATCCAGTTCCGGGAAAGACTTACACCCGTTCAGAAGGTGGTATGTATATTTCCAACATACGTACGGATGAAGGCAGGTTCATGGAATATGGAGCCGAATGGATCCCGGAATTTACATCTCCCAATAAGATTGTAATTTTTGACCTGGATACGATGAATGCGTAAGTATGATAATTAGTGACTACATAAAGCAAAAGTTTCAGTCATTCGGCATATCATTGTCGGAGGCTGACTTGGTAGAGATGAATCTTTCTTCAGGGGTTGATCCAGACGGGGAAATGACTGAAGACAATTTACAGTCTATCTCTGTTGCGATTGCAAGATTTATTCCCTCCTTATTGCTTAGAGCTACTTCTAAATCGGTATCAGAAAACGGTCATTCAAAGTCTCTTTCTTGGGATATTTCCGGGATAAAGTCATACTATTCTTTTTTATGCAATAAGTATGGACTGAAAGATGAACTGAATACAGATAAACCTAAAGTAACATTTTGGTGATATGCTAGAAGAACATCCGCATAAATTGCAATTACAGGTTATTACTCCGGAAGAGAATGACGAGTATAACCGACCAATACCGGAAACCGGTGGAGAGTATTGGCAGGATGTAACAGATTGCTTCTGCCATGACAACTCCCAACAGAAAGAAGTTTCTGTCAATGGTGAACGCTGGGTATATAATTACCATGTGGTTTATGAGGGTAAAAAGATTATTTTAGGATCTCATATCAGATGTCTGGACACCGAAGGGAATATTGTAGGAGAGGGAGATGTGAAGAAGAATGCCGAATGCTATTCGGAGGAGTTTAAGGGTAGATGTGATATTTGGGTATGATTGTAACGACTGACATAGCGAATATTATTTTTAAAGATTGCAAGTCTTTTGGAATCTCTGAAATGTATCAACGGGGAAATATCCCTGAAGGTAAAGTAAAGACCGAAAGAATTGTAATCTACCCCAAAACTCAACAACCGGATGCTTACTGGGAAAAAGGATATGTTGAAGTAAACTTCTGCGTTCCTGTAACAAGGTCTGAAAAAGCAAGCTTGATTCGCTTGAATGAGCTGGAACGGAAAGCAAAGACGTTTTTTAAAGATGGTGTTGTTTCCCAATATGACGGCTCCTGGTATCGTTACTCTTCTGAAAGTATCGGAATAGAAGAAGACAAAGAATTATGTTGTTACTATGTAAATGTGAAATTATTATTTGAAACTCTAAACGTAAATTGAAAAGATATGAAACCGTTTATTGGAATTAAAAAGATTTGGTACGGTGATGTTATAACTTCTGCTGTGACTAAATCAAGTCTTAAAACGTGGTTAGGTGCTGCTACGGAAGTTGAAAACTCTCATCAAGATACTTGGGCGTATACAGAAGATGATCCGACCTATACCGACTATATCAACGAGTTGAATGGTAGTATCTATTATCGTGATGTTACTCAAAAAGGAGCTAAAACAATTGCTTTCACTATGGGCGTTTTCTCTTTTGATGATAAAGTAGAATTGGAAGGTGGTGAAAAGGTTGATACTGATGCAGGCTGGGCTTCTTCTGACACTCCGGGAATTGTAAATAAGGCAATCGTAGGCCAAACAAAAACAGGAAATTATATCGTATTTACCAATGCTGCTGTTATCGCAAAAGGTAATGCGGTAGAAAAGAATATCGGTCTGGGTGTAACAGCGGTGGCTATGGAAAATCCTAACTCCGGTGTTAAGAGCGACTATCTGTTTGATGGCGAAAAGGTAGATGCTGCATGAACTGATGAAAAAGTGGCGATTGCTTCTTCTGAATCGGCTACTCTAAATAGTTATTCAGCTGGATCAAGGCGGGTGAACGCTGGGAGTGCTGTAAACTATGGCTCTTCAGGAGAAGAAGGAAAGCAACCGTCAGAGACATTATCTATATTGTAAAGTGGTGAGGGGTGAGGATTTGTGTTTCTCGCCCCCTTTTAATAAATATCATTATGAATAAAGCAGCTATACTTGTATCTGAAGCTATCACAGGCAAAGATTTCATTCCTATAATTGTAAACGGGAAAATGTACCGTGTAAACCCGCCTACTATCCATAAAATCGCTGGCGCCTCGGCTTATCTTGCTATTCTAGAAGATAGCAAGGATATTGCGGGTATTGTTTCTTCGTTAAAGGATATTTCCGTTGCTTCTCGTGCACTTTCTTGGTTTATTGAAGGGGATGATAGTCTTGAACATGAATTATCAAAGGGAACTCTGGAAGAAGTGCTCTGTGGGCTTACAGCCGCTTATTCTCTAATTTCTGTAGAAAATTTTACAATGCTGTTGGATTTAGCAAAGAACGTAGCAAATCTGACAGCAAAACAGAAGTTATAGGAAATGATTGTATGTTAGGGCAAATTGCGTCGTTCATGGAAAATCTTCATCTCTCTTACGATGAAGTAGTTTATAAAATCCCATATCGCAATTTGATCATCATGCAAAAAGATAAGTTGCACGCTGTATACGATGGGGAGGTGCTTAAGGAAGTATCTGATAAGGATTTCTTTGGTGAAAATATGAAATTTGATAAGTAATGAAAGTAACGGTTGATTTGTCGGGCCTGGACGAGTATGTTGAAGAGGTGGACGATTATGCAAATGAGCTTATGAAGGAAGCGGCGCATAATGCAGTTGACACTCAAAAGGAAAGAAATGTGAGTAGCAAGAAAACTTATCAGAACCATACGTGGAATCTTCGTAATGCTCCGGGGGCTGCTGTAGTTCGTGATGGGAATATCGTTTATCTATATGTTCCGGCAGATAGCGAACATGCGGGGGCTAAAGGCAAGACAGAGAACTTGCTTATATATGGGAAGCTACCCAAAAACGGTGTTGTGTTCGCTGATGGAATGGAGTATGCGAGCTTTGTTTCTAGCAAGGGGTTTGACGTTCTGGATTCGGCAAGCCTAATCGTGGAGAAAGAGTTAAAGGAATCATTTGGTAACGAAAACGTAAAAGTCACATGGCAGGAATGAAATTTACCGCAGATGTTAATGTCAAAGACATTATAAAACTGCGCCAAGAAATAGATAGATTAAAAAAATCTCTTATTGAGATTGCAAGTGTTCCAAATAGTGATGCTGCTGTGAAAGCTCTTGAGAAGCAATTATCATCAGCTTTAAAGAAATTGGAAAAATATAAAGACAAATATGTACAAACCCAACAGGCGAGGATAGACCAGGAAAAAGCTTCTTCTGAACAAATAAAAAAACAGCAAAAGGAAATAGACTCTCTTATCAAAAAATATGAAGCACTACAAAAACAGATAGAGAAAGGGACAGGCAGAGCGCCCCGTTCTCCTAAAACCTATACTGACGACCAGATTTCAGTTGCATTAAAAACTCAAGTACAGTCAATAAAAGAAGCTCGTGAACAATTAAAAGTACTCCGTTTCGCTCAAGCTAATGTAACAGACCAACAAGAGAGAGAAACTGGTGCTAGAACGAAACTAAATATCAAGATTCAAGAAAATACCCGGTATTTAAAGTTGAATTCGGATGCTTATACCCGCCAAAAAATGGAGATTGGTAACTATGAGGAAAATATACGTAGGGCTTTAGATGGTACAGGGCAATTCAACTTATCTCTGTCGAAGATGCTGGGTGTTATTGGTGGTACTGCCGCACTAAAAGGGTTAGTTACCGATATGATAAATGTCCGTGGAGAGTTCCAGAAAACATATATCTCCTTTGAAACTATGTTGGGTAGTAAAGAAAAAGCCGATGCTTTAATGGCTCAAATGGTGGAAACGGCAGCAAAAACACCTTTTGATTTACAAGGAGTAACAAGCGGGGCAAAACAGCTTCTTGCTTATGGAACTTCAGCGGACAAAGTGAATGAAACTTTGGTTCGTTTGGGGAATATTGCATCTGGTCTTTCTATTCCGCTTGGTGAGTTGGTTTATCTATATGGTACGTCTATGTCGCAAGGAAGATTATTCACGCAAGATGTAAATCAGTTCATGGGGCGTGGTATTCCTTTGGTTGCTGAATTATCAAAAGAACTGGGAAAAACAGAATCAGAAATCAGAAAGATGGTTACTGAAGGTAAAGTCGGCTTCCCTGAATTGCAGAAGGTTATAGAGAATATGACTAATGAGGGTGGTAAATTCTATAACTTGATGGAAATGCAATCTACGACATTGTCCGGTCAAATTTCTAATTTGGGTGATGCTTGGAATTCTATGTTGAATTCTATTGGAGAAGATACGCAGGGAATTGCATCTATGACAATATCGACTGTAACATCTATTATTGAAAACTATAAAGAGGTTGGAGCAATCATTGCATCTTTAGTAGCTACCTATGGGACATACAAAGCGGCTATAGTTGTGGTTAATATGTTAGAACGGGCTAATATAATGATTTTACGACAAGCAGTAGTTGAAAAGAAATTAGCTGCTGCTGCAAATATTGTATTGTCTAATTCTATGGCTATTGCTGCCGCAAGAGGTAAGATATTTGCAACAGTTCAAAAGAATATCATCTCAACATTTAAGGGCGCGGGTAAGGCATTGGCTAATCCGTATGTCTTATTCGCCGCTGCTGTTGGAACTGCGACTTATGGGTTATATAAGTTCTATACACGTGAGACGGAAGTCGAGAAAATGCAGAAACGGTATAATGAGACAAAAGAAGCTGCCGTCAGACGTGAAGAACAGCATAAAACAAAGGTCGAAGAATTGATAGCCTCCATAGAGGATGAAACTAAGGCTGAAATGGAGAGAGTGGGGGCTATTGATATTCTAAAGAAAATGTATCCTAGCATTATTGAAAAGTATATTGATGAAGAGGGACATCTTAAAAAATTGATAGCTCTGAAAAAAGAATTATCAGAAACGGATGCAACAAGAAAAGCCGAAGAGAACAAAACGGAATTGCGAAGCTATGACGAGCGCATAAAGAATCAGAAAGAGTATATTGAACGGATGCGTACTAATGACCAGTCGGCTGTTGATGATGAAATAGCGAAACTGAAAAGATTAGAGGAGGAAAGGGAAGTTTCACGTCAAAAGGTAGCATCTGACTATATCAATAAATTGATTGCAGATTCTAAGTCAAAATCAGATGAAGAACTAAAAAATACAATTGATACTTATAAAAAAATACTATCTGAAAATGTACAAGGTGAATGGTTTAGTGGTAGTAAAGATTTTAAGGTTGGTGAAATAAAGCAATTTGTTTCAGCTTTAGAAGATTTACAAAAAGCCCGTTTAAATGCCGTTCAGAATAAGGAGTATTGGGAGAACAAAAAAAAACAAGCAGAGGATGCTCGTGATGCTTTAGATGTTTCTAAAAAGAATTCAGAAGAATGGAATAAATACACTAAACAAATACAAGAAGCACAAAAACAAATAGATAAGTATTCAGATTCTAAAACAAATAAATCTCTTTCTAATTCTCAAAAAGAAGCAGATAAACGTAAGAAAGAACAAGAAAGGCTCAATGAGGAACTTCTTGCTATCCGCCGTCAAAACCAACAAGCTGAAATCGACCTTATGCAAGAAGGTACGGAAAGGAAGTTGAAACAAATCGATTTGGATTACCAGAAGGAAATAGATGCCATTAAGAAACAGAAAGCTAGTTGGGAGTCGTCTCAAAGCGGAAGATTGACAGATGAGCAAACTAATCAACTGGGAATATGGGCTTCTAATGCTGCAAGAAATAGAGAAAAAGGTATAACAAGTACTAATAATGAAAGATTAGAGGCTGATAAAAAAGCATGGCAGGAATATTTCATCCAATTTGGTAATTATCAAGAGAAACGGAAGAATCTTATTCAGAAGTATGATGATGAAATAGCTAAATTGGAAGAACATAGTGCTGAAAGAGCTACTAAAATTGCTGAGAAGAATCAAGCAATAGCTCAGCTGGACGAACAGTTCGGGAAATCTACTCATGTCATGGCTGATTTGTTTGAAGATGCAAGTGAAAAGAGTGTATCATCTATTCAAGATATTATTGATAAGTATGAATTGTTAATCAAGTATATGTCTGGAACGGATGAGTCAGTATCTCTTATCAATTTAAAATCTGTAGGTTTCACAGACAAGGATATCGCAAATCTTGAGAATGGGACAATCAATATCAAGGATATAACGGATGCCATAAAAAGGCTAAAAGAAGAAGTTAAAGGTAAATCCCCTTGGTTATCCTTTTTCTCGGATATGAAAAAAGGAATCGATGATATAAAGAATGCTAATGGTGATACAAGGAAGCTCGGCCAGGGCATATCAACTATAGGGGGAGCTATAACAGAGTTTTCTCCTGCTATCAAACAGTTTGGGAGTGATATATCTTCCATATTTGGAGAAGATTTGAACGATGAAATAAATAACGTTATTGACGGTCTTTCCGGTCTTGGGCAAACGGCAGTAGGAGTAGGACAAATAATGTCTGGAGATATTGCCGGAGGTATCATGAGTGCTGTAAGTGGAGTCTCTCAACTTGTCAATGCAATGGGTAATTTGTTCGGGCCGGACGGTACCGCTTATTATGAAGGAGTAAAGGAACAGCTTGAAGCAATAAATGAGATCTATGATCGTATTATTGACAAAAGCAAGGAAGATATAGTTTTCGGTGGTGGATTTGCATCTGTTCAAGCAGCTACACAAGCCATGGATAATTACGAGAAGAAAGTAATTAATCTCCAAAAGATTGCCGCAGCTTCAGGGCGTGCCGGTGCAAGTTGGAAGTCTCATAGTGCAGAATGGCATTCTAACAAAAATGTTGGTGCAATAGGTGGTTTTGAGCGGATGAGCGACATCCTAGGTAAATCAATAAGCTCCATGACAGACTTGTATAGTTTGTCAGGAGATGAATTGTTCCTCATTCAGTCCCAAATGCCGGAAGCATGGAGTTTAATTGATGCCAGAATTCGTGAAAACCTGGATAGCATCGTAGCCTGTAAAGATGAAGCGAATGAACTGAGGGATGCTCTTAATCAAGCCATGACAGGGGTTGATTTTGATTCCTTCTACAATGGGTTTATTGATCAGTTATCCGATATGGATACTTCTTTTGAAGATATGTGTGATAACTTTGAGGATTATCTTCGTAAGTCAATCATGGCTGGGTTAGTCGCTAGTCAGTATCAAGGCCGTATAAATGCTCTTTATGAGCAATGGAGCGATACAGCGAGAAGTGATAGTAAAATTACCAAAAACGAAGCAGACCTTCTCAAAGAACAGTATCAACAGATTGTAGAAGATATGATGCATGATCGAGAAGAAATGTTTAAAACATTTGGGTGGGATACTTCTGCTACTTCTCAGGAATCGTCGAAGAAAGGCTTTGCAACTGCTTCTCAGGATTCAATAGACGAACTTAACGGACGTTTCACTGCTTTGCAAATTGCCGGAGAAGAGATTAAGAATCAGAACCAGCTTCAAACGATGTCTATTCTTGAATTGAGAGCTGATATGCTGCCTATTATTACCAATACTACAGGGATAAAGGATATTGCTAGTGAGACACGGGATTTGTTAAGGCTGTCTTATGAAGAGTTGACAGGTATTCATGATGATACAACAAGCATGAACAAGTCATTGAAGAATATTGAGACAGATATTGCAGAAGTTAAACGTAATACATCAAAATTATAATCTATGGTTGACTTATTAATTAACAATAAAGACGCTTTTGCGACGTGGGGCGTGAGAATGGGAGACGGGTTCATTGAAGCTATCTACTCTCCGCTTCCAATGAAAGAAATTATAGAGAATAAGTCTCGTTTACAGGACGGGAAGAAAATAATTATAGCCAATCGGAAGATTGATGAACGGGATCTAACGCTAACCTTTACCCTACAAGGGAATTCCCCAACTGATTACATAGCTAAGTATAAAGCATTTCTGAATGAGATAACAAAGGGGGAATTTACTGTCAAGATCCCAGCGTTAGGCGAAGAAGTATATCATTTGTATTATATTAGGTCCGCTTCTTTTGGAATCAATACAATAAGGACGTTTTCAAAGATCTCAGTAAAGCTAAACGAGCCGAATCCGGGTAATAGAGAGTAAAATTGCCACAATAGGCAAATTGTGGTTTATAGGGTTGCCGGATTTTATGTTTTGAGATTTTTATCTCCGAACTTTGGTGTGTTATGGAATTAGTAGACATCAAAGACATATCCGGCAACATTCGCTTTTCGACTCCTATCAATGAGGGTTCGAAAAGACACTTCCTTTTGATGCAGGAAGATTATGTAACTCTAAAGTTTTCCCTTGCCAGTCCTATCTATTTCAAGTTAGGGGACTACATAGACAATGAGTTGGGAATATTTGAAGTAGTAGACCTGTATAAACCTACCTACAATACAACCACAGGTGCATACGACTATGAGCTTCGGCTTGATGCCTACTACTGGAAATGGAAGAACAAGAAATTTTTCTACACACCTGAAACAACCGGCCGTGAGGCTGGGTGGAATCTCACAGCCACTTTAGATGTTCACCTGAATATATTTCTTGATAACTTGAAATATCTTGGCTATAAATTCAGGGATAAGGACTTCATTTGGGAAATTGATGATACGGTAGAAAATTCCGCTAAATTAGTCACATATGACAATGTAAATCTAATAGATGCGCTCACACAAATGGCGGAAGCGTGGGGATGTGAATGGTGGATAGAGAATCATAAGATTTGTTTCGGGCGTTGTGAATACAGTTCCCCTGTTGATTTCAAAGCTGGTGACTTGACGGACACAGAGAATGTGAATGTCAATAATATGACACGCAGCGATAGTCAGACAACTTATGCTACCCGTATCTACGCTTTCGGTTCTACACGAAACATCCCTGCTACTTACCGGAAAGATTTGATATTTGATGTTAAGAAGGTTAATGGGAGAGATATATCCGATACCTCAAGACCGTTAAACATAAGGTTCTTTCCTTCCGTTTCTCATGCTGGAATATCTCCTATCAGTATGAATATATTTGAAGAGGGCGAAATGGTGGGAGCACAGGAAGAATATAAGGTTATGACGGATGTATTTACTTCTTCCATGCCTGCTAGTGAGTACCATATCTCATTCAATTCAATGTTACTATACTTTAGCACCCGATTCACGTCAAACATTGAAAATTTTAAGGCTAAATTATCATTAGTCTATTATGTAGGAGAGGTGGAGAAAGTACTGGATATTCAGGAGAAAGCTTTCAATGATTCAGTTTCAAGTTTTACTATTAGTTTTAGTGACACTGATTTCTTTCTTCCTGAAAAGGCTAATAATTGTAAGTTTTTGTTTACATTTAGCTTTTCTCTGAATCATCCAGAGAAAACGGTAGTATATACAATTGGAAGGAATGGAGAAAATAATGTTAAGCTTGAATGTTTGTCCGCATCGGCGAACACTTCTGTAACTTTCCTGTCCGGAGCAAATTCAGGGAGGACTTTTTCAGCCGTTTATAATCCTGACTTGCTAACAGGTGAGGACGCCAATGTCATACGTCTGCCGGAAGGGGTAACAGCTTCTATGGGTAACCAATATATTATCAACAATATCATTAAGGGTAAAATTCCTGATAACTATTTCAGTAAAGATGATAAAGAACTTACTCTGAACGGTGTCGTTCAAAATCGTCTTATGTTACCAAAAGATGTTCCTTATATAGATGCTTATAGGTATAGTTCAACAGGCGAGCGTATCGATATCGGAGATTCGCGTTATGACAATCCGAATAATGTCGAAATGCCGGAAGAAGAAGCTATTGAAGAAATTGTTATATTAGAGGATGAATATCCTAAATATATCGGTTCCGTATCCAGTATCACCAGTGATGAAAAGGAGGAGGAAGACAATGACGGCAATAAGACAGGAAACAAGTACCTTATTTACACATTTAAGGACAATGGACTAAAAAACTTTACGAAAGATTTTGTGTTGAATGGTCAAGAACCCCATTTAATTTTCCAGACAGGTAAACTGGCCGGCCTTGATTTTGTTATCTCTCTAAAAGAGAGCGGTAATAGCGGAACTACATTCGAGATAACACGAAATGATGATTATGGCCGGTATCTTCCGGATGATATCCTTTATCCTGTTGTATCTGACACTTATATTCTTTACGGATTTGATACAGCGTTTATTTCAGAGCAGATGTTACCAGAAGCGGAACAGAATCTACTCAAAAAGGCAAAGGAATACGTAAAGAAATCCATGATTGACCCGTCTACCTACGATTGCGAGATGAACGCTGATTTCATCTGCAATGAGGGCAATATTCGTACATACGAAGTTGGGGCTAAAGTCAACCTGATAAATAAGGCTTATTTCCCGGAAGGACGACAATCCCGTATCATAGGTTTTGAATGGCCGCTGGATATTCCTTACGATCACCCGATCTATACAGTCGGTGAAACAGCTCCATATTCGCGTATAGGTGAGATAGAGAGTAAACTGGAGTCACTCACATATAAAGGGCAAACCTATTCAGGCTCTGCATCCGGAGGAGGTGGAACAAGCGTGTATGTGATTGGAGAAAATGACAATACTCTTCCTTCTGATAAAAATGTATTCTCCGCAAAGAGAGTTCTTCAGGAAATAATTAGTTATTCTATTAGTAAAACAAAGAATGACAGAGCTTTAGGATTAATATCATTTTTGAAAGGCATTATAGTGAAGGAAGGTATTATAACAGATGATGTTACTGCAACAGAGGTGTCTGCCAATATCCTAGAGGTATTTGACAAACTTACAGCCAATAATGCAGCAATTGCAGGAAATATATCTTCTCTAGATTATGCCGAGAACCTCCTAGGCTGGCTGATTACTCCCGAAGGCCATATTGACGCAAAGTCCTTGCGTCTGCGTGATTTCTTGGAAGTACCGGAGTTGCGGTATAACCGTGTGTCTATTGTCTCCGGTGAAGAATGGAATGCTCCTGGCGGTGGTATCATTGAATCAGTAGATGTAGCGAACAAGACCGTTCATTTAAAGTTGGAACCCGGGGAGGTATCACAAGTAGAGATTGATGATATCTGTAAGGGAGTATTCAATAACGATACCGGTTTCCAGACTGCGTATTTTCGGATTACAGAAAAGATAGACAACGCTTCTTTTAAATACGTCCTCCGTAGTGGATATACTTTTAATCCTTGTAAGGCGATGCATTTTGTCGCATACGGTAATTTCACTAACGCTGAGCGCCAAAAGTCATGTTACTCTACACAGAATTACATCCGCTTCCTTAAGGGTGTTAATAACTGGGAAATAACGAAGGACATGATAGCCATGCAGTTAGGCGACTTATCTAACCTGAAGCTGTTTGGCATTGATATGTCCGGTCATAGCGCATATCTCAATAGAGTCTATATGACCGGAACTATCAGGCAGATATCCAGTGACGGTGTGACTGAGGTTCCCGTTCCGGCATTCAAGGGTGAATGGAAGTCTGGTACGTATTGGTACTACGATGAAGTGACTCATAACGGCAGTACATGGATTTGCATTGAATCTACGACTATGCAAGAGCCGTCAGATTCTTCTACCGACTGGCTGAAGTATACCTCTAAAGGGGAACAGGGAGCACAAGGACCAGCCGGTCCTGAAGGCCCTCAAGGGCCGCAGGGAGAACGTGGGCCACAGGGATTACAAGGCCTGCAAGGGCCAGCCGGACAGGACGGAATTCCCGGTAAAGACGGAGAAAACGGACTAACCTCATATTTTCATATAAAATATTCTCCCGTCCAGAATCCTACGGCTTCTCAAATGACAGAAACGCCAGATGTGTTCATCGGTACTTATGTAGACTTTACTAAGGAGGATAGTAATGATCCCTCCAAGTATACATGGGCCAGATTTGAAGGATTACAGGGTGCAACAGGTGAACAAGGGATTCCCGGTGTTAATGGCGAAGATGGAAAGACTTCATACTTGCATATTAAGTATTCAAATGACGGCCAAACGTTTACAGACAATAATGGGGAAACTTCAGGGGAATGGATTGGGCAGTATACCGACTTTGAGAAAAATGACAGTAATGTATTCTCTGATTACAAATGGTCTAAGATAAAGGGTGAGCAAGGGGAACAAGGTCCTCAAGGAGCTACTGGACCACAGGGAGAACGGGGTCCTACGGGTTCACAGGGTATTCCGGGTACTTCTTCATATTTTCATGTCAAGTACTCGGCAAACTCTAACGGTAATCCAATGACAGATACTCCCAATACCTATATCGGTACGGCTGTTACTACAAGCCCTACGGCCCCAACTTCATATGAATCATATACATGGGCCAGATTTAAGGGTGCACAAGGAGAAAGAGGCGAGCAGGGTATACCCGGTATAGATGGAGAGAACGGGCAAACCAGCTATCTCCATATTAAATATTCTGACGATGGTAGTAGCTTCACAGCTAACAACGGTGAGACTCCCGGTGTATACATGGGTGTATATGTAGATTTTGTACAGGCAGATAGCAATGTGTTTGCCGATTATACTTGGTCTAAAATCAAGGGTGAAGCAGGAAAGGACGGTAAAGGTGTACAGAGCGTTGATGTTCTTTATTATCTTTCCAGTTCTTCAACCTCCCTTTCCGGTGGTTCATGGTCTACGAACTCACCAACTTGGGTAGATGGGAAATACATTTGGAGTAAAACCAAAGTGGTCTATACAGACGGTTCGTCTATTGAAACCAATCCCGCTTGTATCACCGGAGGTAAAGGCAGTACTGGAGAGAATGGTAGGGGAGTCTCAAGCATTGTCGAAGAGTATTATCTATCTACTTCTTCTAATTCCTTGGTTGGTGGCTCTTGGAGTACAACACCTCCGACATGGGAAAATGGGAAATATATTTGGACTAGGTCAGTAATAACATATACAGATAGCGCATCAACGACAACCGATCCGATATGTGTTACGGGTGGTAAGGGGGCTACGGGAATTGGCGTTAAGAGTGTTTCCGAGCAATACTATTTGTCTACATCATATAGTACCACTACGGGTGGTTCATGGTCTACTACTGTTCCGGCATGGAAGGACGGTAAATATATCTGGACACGTTCTGTTATAACTTATACAGACAATTCTTATACGGAAACTAAACCCGTATGCGTGACAGGCGGAAAGGGGCCTAGCGGTAACGACGGCAAAGGAGTGAAAGAAGTTGATGTCTTATACTACCTTTCGACTTCTTCCAGTTCCTTAGTTGGTGGTTCTTGGTCTAGCACTTCTCCCACGTGGCAAAACGGCAAATACTTATGGTCTAAGACCAAGGTCACTTATACGGACAATTCTACATGGGAAAGCGATCCGGTTTGTATTACTGGAAGCCAAGGACAAACAGGCCTACCCGGTGCAATGCTCCGCCCGCGTGGAGTATGGGCACCAAATACTGAGTATTATCATAATGATGCATTTATAGATACTGTAATCTATAACGGCCAGAACAAACTCTGTAAGATTACTCATACATCTACTTCTTCTTTCGATTCAACGAAGTGGGAAGAATTCAGTGAATTTGTGAACGTAGCTACCAACGTCCTTTTGGCTCAGAACGCAACTATTGATGTGCTCGGTACTTCGGGGATATTTGTGGGTAATCTGGAGAAGACAAAGGGTTGGTTAATGACTGAAGGCTCTATCAAGCATAATCAGACAGGTGTTGAGTTAACTGCTGACGGAAAAATATCTCTTCCTGAAAGTGGGGGAATGACCGTAGGCGGAAAGACTTTCATAGAAGCCGGGAAGATAAAGACGGAGTTTATTAACGTTGATACTCTTGAAGTGACAAAATTAAAAGGGGCAACGGGCACTTTCAAAGAATTACAAGCTATTGATAATGCAGGCAAGATACAAGGCAAGATTTCTTTTAAAACAGAAGGCTCTGGAGATAATGTTTCCTCTTCGTTTAATATTGATTTTTCAAAGACTTGGATTTCTGGGGATTTATATCAACAAGGGTATAATTCTGTGGAAGATCGCTCATGGAGATTTTACACATCTGATTTGTGGTGCAGAGGGGAATTCGGGCATAGGGTAATGACTACAATTAAAGTTTATGCTAATAATGATTGGAATTTTTATGTTCACATCTATGGTCATGGATCAGATAATAATGTAGATAGATATCCTCAATCGGGACAACCTATAGATTGCATTGTTATGGAAGGAAATGGAAGTTATGTTTTGCGTATTTGCGATTCTGCAACGTTCAAAAAAATAACGGTCGTTAATAGTTCTGATTATCCTAAAAGAGTGGTATATAATCATCCTAATTCTCTAACTTATACTATTGAACCTTGGAAGTACGCAATATTTGTGACAGCTGATATTGCTAAGACTTCCCCACCATATTACGTTAATAACCTGTTTATTAAATAATTGTAACAATGAAAATAGATTTTAGAAAAATTGAACTAGTGGATCTCGAAGGGAATAAGAGTACCATCGATGTATCTAAATCATTTGGAAATGCGATTTTTCAAAATACAGGTGATCTTGGAGAATTTAATCTTGCACAAGATATACACCGAGAAGGAGAAGTTGATATATCGCCTGAACAAGCGGAATCTCTAAAAAAGTATACACAGCTATTTACTCGTGTAATTGATCGAATGGCTGTAAACGAAGCTCTTTCAAAAGTAAATCAATAACTTAAAAAACGGATAAACCTATGATTCTACTAGTATTAATGTCATTCATCCTCATCGCCGGGTATGTCTTTGCTATGATAAAGAAGGGTAAAGAAATCCCTTATTCAATTAGTGATACCTACTACGCCCTGACGCATAAGTTTTGGTTTACTCTTTGCATGGTCGGCTCCGGTGCATTGCTTCTTCCTGCTGCATTGGAAGCCAGTTCCGAGAACAGCCAGTTTCTTGTATTCCTTTCGGTTGTCGGGATGATTGTATTGGGTGTGTCTCCCAACTTTAAAGGAAGTCAGAAGGCATCACATTGTATCGGTGCTGCCATGTCTTTAATCTTCTCCCAAATATGGGTAGGTTGTAATGCCTGGTATTGGCTCTTCTTATGGGTGGGACTTATTGCATATTTGGCTATTTCGATAAGTGAGAACTGGACGGGTAACTTCATTGTGACTCTTGTCAAAAGGAAACCTATGTTCTGGATTGAGATAATTTCGTTGTTAACCGTTTATCTGACTTGTCTAATATGAAAGAAGCGATAATCCATACCACTACTGGCAGTTTCGCCGCAATAGCCGGAGCGTTTGTTGCCGAATCATTGCAAAATATGATTCCATGGCTGATTGTTACGTGTGCGGTAATTCTCTGTGATCTCCTGTTCGGAGTAAGGAAAAGCATGCTAATGGGTGATAAAGTAAGATTCTCTCGCGCAATTCGTGCGACCATGGGGAAAATGGTCACTTACTTTGCTTTCGTCTGCATGGTCTGTATGATTAGCGTAGCGAGTCATAATGAATATTCTATTGATGTGTACTCCTGCTTATTAGTATGCTTCATAGAGGGATGCTCAATCGTTGGGAATATACTGAAGCCAAAGGGGATTAACATCAATCTTATCGGGGCTTTGGGCGTATTTGGTAAGAAGGTGTTTAAGGTTGACAAGGAGGATGTGAAGGAAATTATAGAAAAGGAGGAAGTAGATGAATTGGGTAAATAGATTCGAGACATTAGCCAGCAAGCTTCTATCCAAGATAGGATTAGATGGCATGGCTCACATTATAGTGTGCCAGAACTTGGTAATGTGGCTATCAAAGTTTACGCCTTTATGGTTGGCAATCATTATAACCATAGCAATCTTCATACTGAAAGAGATATACGATAAGTATTGCAAGAAAACAGAGTTCTCAATTAAAGACATCATCTGTGATTGCGTGGGTTTGGCGTTGGGAGTATTAACATTAATTTTATAGGAGGAAACACATATGGCAGATGTGAAGAAATTGGCACCGTTTATTCTAAAGTGGGAAGGCGGTTTTGTTAATGATCCGGATGACTTAGGAGGAGCAACAAATATGGGAGTAACAATCGCTACCTATGAGGCGTATTGTAAAAAGAAAGGCTATCCTAAACCGACTATAGAGAGACTAAAGAATCTTTCCAAGGAGGAATGGACAGAGATATTGAAAACTATGTACTGGGATAGATGGAAGGCAGACGAGATCAAGTCTCAGTCGGTCGCTGATATTTTAGTTGATTGGATATGGGCCTCCGGTATTCATGGTATCAAGATTCCGCAGGAATTGGTTGGTGTAATGCCGGACGGAATTGTCGGACCAAAAACTATAGCGGCAGTTAATTCTAAAAATCCACGCGAGTTATTTGATCGTATCAAGATTGCCCGCTTCGATTTTATAGAAGATATCTGCCGGAAGCGTCCCGCAAACAACAAGTTCAAACGCGGATGGCTGAACAGAATTAACGATATCAAATTTGAATCATAATAATAGGAGGAACAATCATGGCATTAACAGATATAACCTTTGCTAAAGGCGAACGTAATTATATAAGTGATACTGTACAAGTAAATTCGGCAGAAATAGGATTGCAGATCACATTTGAAAAAGGAGGTAAGCTCTGGGTGTATATAAGCTATGACGGAGAAAACTTCTCTGTTGTAGAGAGCAGAAATTACGATAAGAAGTTCGCCCGTCCGATTGTCGGAATAATCCCCGGACAATACATCAAGATTGAATGTGAGACGCAGCCGGTCAAGGCTCAATATTTTGAATCAGAAGAGTAATGGGAGCGATAGGATTAAATCCGATTAGGCTTGATGCGATAGGGCTTGATCCTATCCGCTTCAATGCGATTAAGTTGGGAGTTCCGGGAGCTTCTTCCGCTACTGACCGTCCCTACATCTCTCCCGATGTATTGTCTGCCTTGGCAGGTGTATGGATAGCTGACGGCAAGAGCAACACTGATCCCGACCGCAATATCATCAAGAACAAGCTTCCTGGCATGGGAGGGGATTTTGAGCTTCTCAACTTCGCGTATAAGCTTAATAGCGGGTATGGGAAGTATGAAGAAGACTTTACAGCTTGGGGTAGAGACGCTAGCGAACTCTTAGATGTCCGCCCCGATAAAGTCATAATAAGCGATGTTGGAGGAATCAATTCTTATCGTATGATTATATGGAAAGGAAACACTCATACTAAAGCATTTAAGGCTAAAGTAACAGGTATTCCTCATAATGGAATATTGATATATTCGTATGCACAGAATGAAGGGGATGCTCTTACTAATATTAGTATTGATAATGACGGTGTTTACGAATTTCCATATAGCTATGGATTTACCAATGGTCATGGATTTTTGATTGATTCTGGTACAGAACTTGAAGATTGGATAGGTTGTACTATTGAATTTATTCCTTCTTTACAAGGCTCACTATGTACTGACGGAGTCAACGACATGATTGTCAGTCAGAATTCTGTTGAAGAAATGGGTATTACTGATAAATTTACTGTAGTTAGTATGATTCATCAAATAACTTTGAGAGGTGCTACGGCTGCTGCATTAACTAATTATATTAGACAACCTATAGGATATGAATATGTAAGAAATCATGTTGCCAATATTGGTAAGACCGGAATATATGGATATGCAGTATATGATGTTAATCATTCTAATGCTGGCAATAGTAATGTAATAAATACTATATTAGGAGATAAAAACGATTATTCTATACATATAGTCGGTAATTTATCGCAAGGAAAATTTAGTGTACAAGGATATATAAATGGCGATAATAACACAGTTGAATTAAGTCAAGTTGCTTGGTACTGGACTTTCATCGCCAAGAGATTATTGACCACTGACGAGATTAATCAAGTAATAGCCTACTACAACTTGGACAAGTATGTTAAGCCTGATATTTACTACGATGTGAAGAAGCAAGGTCTTACTAACGATACTCCCGATGAAGATTGGTATCTTAAAGACTTTAGTGGTAATGGACGTGATATGACGTTATATAATTATGCTAGAACTCCAGAAAGTGGTATTAACGAAGAAGGAGGCTTGCAATCAGACGGAGTAGATGACTACGGTCAGTTTGTAGGTGATTTGGGATTGAAGGATTACACTGTAGTAGCAGATAGAGCATATCCAATAGTAACCGTTCCTCAATTTTCTGTTATAAGTGACGCTACAGGTGAAAATGCTAATACTCCATTCTTATTAGAGCATATAAATGAAGGAGAGTTTGCTTATTCCTATTCAGATAATACTGCTATATCTATCAATAAGGAAAGAGAGATTTGTTATCAGTCAACATATCAGTATAAAGATACAGCTATTAATAGAGGTAGTTCTACTAGTTTAGGCACAGGATTGACAATCTCTAGGTATGGTATCAATAACGGTTATTCCGCTTTAGTGCTCTATTCCTTTATGCTTTTTCATTACTCCATGAGTAAATTCTTAATCGAGCGCCAGCTAAAGAAGCACAAACTAGGCACTCTGTATCCGGGTATGGTGGAGTTCAGACCGATAATTAGTGGTAGAACTGACTTGATAAAAGAAATAAAGTGGTATAGTGATAGTTGGAGCAAAAGAATTTATGTTGGCGATTATATTCCCATAGGTGTTGATGTAACAGCTAATATATTGCTTAATGATAATACATCCGAATTAGTTAAAGCTACTTATGGTAATAATTACACCGAAGTTAGAAAACAAGCTAATTGGTCAGAAACAAATAATGAATGGGATTTGATAATCCATAATATCGGCAAATCTCCTCAGAAGATAGGTATCACCATATACCAACCGCCTCAATACTTAGCAAAACTCAGTAATGATACTTTAATTTCAAATGAAACATTAATTAAAAACGAATAATATGGAAAAGATATTTGACATAGCAAAAGACTCCGAA